CGTGATTTTTTACGACCGGCTTTGTAGAAAGGAAAGAACTCCTTGCGCCAGTACTTACGGTTGTCAGAACACAACACAACTTCGCCATATTCTTTGCGGAAGTTCTTTAGGTGACTCCTGATGATNTTCAGGATCATATGTCTNATAAGACTTTCTTCCAACTTCACATTTTTTGCATTGGCNATTTGTGCCATGAGNCCAGCCAACAAAACCTGNTTAAGGTCAACGAGAATCATAATAAACTTTCAATAGTTTCAATAAAGTGACATTGTATCAGATATTTTTAATCTTGTCAAGTATGTCATCAACAAATTCTTGGGATTCTGTGGTTTTTCTGGCCACAAACCCATACCATGATTGTGGAATTAATCCAGAAACATAAACTCTAGGATCCGACAGTATGGCATCCCAACTATCATGTTCATAAGTTCCAGTCTTATTATCAAACTTAAATACTACAATGTGATATTCTGGACCTAATTTGCTACCACCAATTTGTTCACCTGGTATTTTATACCTACAACTCTCAACTTTCATCACATCTTCTTTGTCTGTTGGTAACCAAAACAAAACATCAAAGTCTGTCATGTCTTTAAAATACGCTAACATTGTAATCCTTTAATATGTGACTTTCTCACTCTAACCATAATCCAGCTATTGTAATACTTGTCACTTTCTAACACACCATTCACAAACTGTTCCTTTGCTTCAAGATAACCACATTCCCCTTTACTTTTACATAAGTGGATGATTTCTCTTTTAAAGTTATCTTGGCCATGTAGTATAACATCTTTTTGTAAAATGTCACTAGAACCGTGGTAAGTTTGCCAGTCCGAGGAAACTTTGAATCGTTTCTTCTTACCTTTGACTTGTTTTGTTTTGGATGTGTAAAAGAATTTCTTACCAATGTATTGTCTACCATCTACCATGTTGGTAATCCGGTAAACAAATCCATAATTATCACCAATTAAATCTTCTGTAAAATCTGTATCATTGTATAACCAATTTAGTTGTCCCATTTTTCATCATCATTGAGTTCATCGTCCTCTATATATTCTTCTTCGGTCAATTCTTCAATGTGTTCACCACAAAATGGGCAAATCTCTGGATAATTTTCAGATACTAATTCTTCCATATAAACTATGTCGTAACTAGATTCACAACTATGACATTCTGCTGTTATTGTTTTTGTTGTCATTTGATTTCCTTTTAGTTAGCCCAAACATCACCCCAATCTCCTGATAATGCGCCTTTAGCATAATCAGTTGCTCTGTTTTCAAAGAAGTTAGTGTGTGTTGGTGCGTTAATCATTTCCTCAACCCATGGTAGTGGGTTACGTTTTACTTTAAAAATACCTTTAAGACCAAGAGATATAAGACGCCGGTCAGCAATATAACGGATATACTTCTTGACATCTTCACTAGATAGACCGTCCATAGCGCCCATAGAAAAGGCGAGGTCAATAAACTTATCTTCCAGTTCGACCATCTTTTCTGCAATGCTGTAAATACGGCCTTTAAGTTCATCGTTCCATATCTCTTTGTTTTCTTCTATGTAGGTACGAAACAATTTAATCATTGATTCGGCGTGCATAGTTTCATCAACGATAGACCAAGTAACAATCTGTCCCATACCCTTCATCTTGCCTGTACGTGGAAAATTAAGCAACATAATGAAAGAGGAGAACAACTGCATCCCTTCAGTAAAAGCACTGAACACGGCGATATGGGTTGCAGTTGAGGCGGCATCACCATTCTTAGAAGAAATGTCTAACACATAATCGTGTTTGTCTTTCATTTCTTGATAATCTAAGAATTGGTTATAAGTTGTTTCAGGTAGACCAAGTGTTTCAATCAAATGTGAATAAGCAGCAACGTGTAATGCTTCACGAGCAGCAAAACCCATTAACATCATACGAACTTCTGGTTGTGGAAAATATGGAAGATAATTCTTTACATAACCACCAGCAACGTCAATGTCACCTTGTGTGAAGAAACGGAAGATGTGTGTCAGAAATTGTTTTTCACTTGCCGTTAGATTTTTCTTCCAGTCTTTAACATCTTCCATCATTGGAACTTCTGTATGAAGCCAATGTGATTGTTCATGTTTTAACCAAGCATCATATGCCCAAGGATAGTTAAACGGTTTGAAATAGTTTCTTTCTTCTGTCAATTTTTGTAGTACTTCTCTTTTAACCATTTATCCACTCTCTCATAAGATTCTCGGCTCTTACACCTGTCATTCGTTTCATTTCAATATCACCATCCAACATTACTAAAGTTGGTACGGAACGAATTCCATACTCTGTTGCAATTTCTGTATGTACGTCAATATCAACAACTTCAATAGGAATATTTGTTTCAATGTTCGCTAGTGTCATTGCTAGACCTTTACATGGACCGCACCATGATGCTGTAAATCTTAATATCTTTTTCATTTATTTTCTTTCTTTTCTACTTGTTCGTACATTACTGTGTTTGTATCACCTAATGCCCATTTTGAATCTGTTTCAACTGACCATCGTTTGGTTGCTACTTTAAAGTCTGGGTGTTTTAGTTCTTTTGGATTGCTACTTGGTTCAAATACGATTAAACGATTATTTGGCTGAGCAGCAAACTGCCCATTATCACACATGATGAAATTATAAGACTTGTGGTCCTCGATATCTTCAGAAAACCCTGTATCAAGTACGTTAAAATCAGGATGAGCAGAATCAACTGTAAACATATAAACACCATATTGCCAATCTCCATTTTTCAACTTAAACTTACACTTCATTGATTGTAATTGTGCTTTTTTAATAACTGTTATGTCATAAGATAAACTGTCCCATAGTTGTAAGTAATCTAATGTTAATGGTTCACCTTCAATTGGTTTCCAACAATATGCATGTAATGGTAGTTTGTCGTACAATGCACCATAGTTGTTTAGATAAGACTCAATACGAAAAGCTTGTCCTCGTAATGATTTGATACTTATCCACCAACAAGGTTCAAGTTCTCCATGGCCTTTCTCAAAGTCATAGAGAAACTCTTTACGAACAAAACATTTTATTGGTGGAAGATTAGCGACAATATGTGACATTTTTATCCCTCACAGGCAATACAATCGTTCCCTTGTGCTACTTGAACCATATCAAGTTCTTTAATCACTTGTCGTTCAATTTTCTTAGATACTTTATCTGCCTTACCAATCTTTTCCGAACGGCAGTAGTAAAGTGTTTTAAGTCCTTTTTTCCATGCCATAAAATGAATGGCGTGAATATATTTAATGTGTGCATCTGGTCTAAAGAACAAATTCAATGACTGTGCTTGGTCTATGTATTGTTGGCGGTCAGCAGCCAATTCAATTACCCATCGTTGGTCAATTTCCATAGATGTTTTGAATACTGCTTTTGTGTTTTCGTCCATCCAATTTAGGTGTTGCACAGAACCATCATTAGCAATAATAGATGACCAAATGTCATTGTATTCACCTTCTTCAAGAGTTTGCTCAGATGAATCACCACCTGTTAGGTAATCTCTGATTACTTTATCCAACCAACGATTCTTGTTTAGAAAAGATCCCGAGAGAGTGTCTTGGCGGTAAGCATTAGCACGATAAGGCTCAACAGAAGGGCTAGTGTTTCCCATAATGATAGACGAAGAAGCATTTGGAGCAATAGCCATAAGGTGGCTAAACCGCTGNCCAGAGCTGATAGCATCAGGAGCGGGACCTCGTATTTGACCAAGAATTTGGTTAGCATCATCTAATCCTTTTCTAATATGTTTGAAAATTTGATTGTTTAGAACTTTACCCATCACTCCTTCAAAAGCCACACCTTTTCGTTGTAGATAAGCGTGAAAGCCCAAAGCACCGACACCAATGCTGCGCTCACGACTGGCAGAATACCTTGCACGTTCAATGGTGGAAGGAGCATTATCAATAAAATACTGAAGAACATTGTCAAGCATTTCAGCGGTATCACAAAGAAAATGAGGATGGTTTTTCCATTCATCATAGTACTCCAAGTTTAGGGATGACAAACAACATACAGCAGTTCTTTCTTCATTTGTTGGTAAGATAATTTCTGAACATAAATTGGATTGATGAATCTTCAATCCTAAGTCTTTTAGAAACTGAGGCATCATTCTGTTACTAGTATCAATATAGTGAATGTAAGGTTCACCTGTATGCATACGTAATTCTAAAATTTGTTGCCATAGATTTTTGGCTGATACTGTTTCACGTACAATACCTGAATGTGGGTCTGTTAAATTCCAATCGTCATTTGCATTCGGATCTAACATACACTTTTCAATGATATTCATAAAGTCATCGGTGATGTTAACACCATGATGTAGATTCAGGCAACGAACATTGGGGTCACCTGTTGGTTTACGCATCTCTAAGAAACCAATAATATCAGGATGAGAAATATCAAGATAAGCGGCATAAGAACCACGGCGAGTGCGACCCTGACGATAAGCCAACGATGAAGCATCATAGATTTTGAGGTGGGGCATGACTCCTGTGGATTTATCATCAGTAGAGCGGATGCCGAAACCAATACCAACACCACCGCCGAGCATACTAAGCCAATTAGTTTCAGATAAGTTATCAACTAATCCCTCGGCAGTATCTTCAATAAAGTTAAGAAAGCATGAAATAGGTAACCCACGCTTAGAACGACCAAAAGAAAGGATTGGAGTACTAAAACTAAGCCAATGATTAGAGGCGTAATCGTAAAGGCGCTGAG